AGCGGCGATGTCCTCTGGAGTCCATGCCAAAATCCAACCTTCGTTATGAAGAACCATTTCTTGAATCATAATGTTGTTGTCACCAGCGTTCAAACCGCCCATTGCGTAAGCACCAGGCCAGCAGTTAAACAACTTAATGCCCAACTTTGGAGTACCAATGAAAGTGGTTTTTGAACCAATAGCAACGCTGTCATTGTATGAAGCATTGGAGTGTGGGTGGTCATAGACCTTAACAATAATGTCGCAACGGTAGTCAGAACCACCAGTTGAGCCTGGAACACCTGACTGCCAGTTGTGGATAAAGCGTTGCCACTTCCACAGTTGGTCCTGACCTTCAATGATTCCACGTGAGAATGTCACGGGGTCAAAGTCAGATTGACCTACCATCTTGTGTGGGTGTGTGTTCATACCACCCTCACGATATGGAATCATCTCATTACGAACCGAAAGACCTGACATAGCGGCAAAGCCGATATTTCCGATTCCTGGTGCATACTGCGACAAGTTGATGGTATTCGGTGAACCAGGGTTATTTTGGTCCAGTGGGTAAAACTGAACTTCAAATTTAAAGTTACGAATTGGGTCTGTTCTAACGATAGGCATTAGTTACTCCTTAGAGGGTTTCTCTTACGTTGTTACCGCCAATAAATTGGCTGATGTTAATGACAATGAATTCTGCTGGTGATTGAAGTGATACACCAATTTCAATATTTACTTGACCTTGTTCAATTGAGGTGTTTGTGTTGTTAGTAGCGTCACAAGTAATGAAATACGCTTCTGCCGCACTACGTCCCTTGAGACCTCCACTTGCCCAGAAACTGGACAAGAAGTTTGAAATCTTTGCTGTAAGTTCTGCCCACAAACGCTCACCGTTTGGCTCAAACACAGCAAACTGTGAGATGCCATCAATGTTTGCTTTAATGAAGTTAAGGCTACGGCGTACAGGAATGTACTTTGTAATGTCTGTTTGTTTAAGGGTACGAGCACCATTAACAACAACTCCAGCGCCTGGAATGGCTTTCAAGGTGTTGATGTTTTCTGTGTACAGTGTTCCAACTTCAGATTCAGTAAAAGGTGTAGTTAAACCAAACACATTACGGACTTCATAGGCGTAGCCAGCAGGAGCCTTAGCAACTCCACGCTCAGTATCAACACGTGTGTACAAACCAGCAATTGCACCACCAGGGTATGTATTACGAAGTGCGGCAGTTCCAGAAGCGGCAGGGTTTGACATTTGCAGCATTGGGTAGTACACAGCAGCATATGAAGACTTGGTGTACGCCGCAACAGTGCTTGAAATAACGTTAGTACTTGTAGCAGTAATAAGTGGGTCAATAATCAAAAATGAGTTACCACGGTTTTCAACGTAGTTAATCGCATTATTAATAATTGTTGAGTTTGAGATACCTACAAGGTTAAACAACAATTGCCCATTGATTTGGTTAAAGTTATTAAGAGATACAGACCAAGCAGTTTGTGTTGCACCAGCAGTATTGTCTACAAGACTTACACCATCGTCACCCGTTGAAGGGGTTAACGTGGCATTAGTTACAGAGTACGTTGCGCCAACAAAGTTTTGGAAGTTAGATACTGAAAGGTACGATGAGTAATTGTTTATTACGTTTGGAACATAACGAGAATCATCAGGGGATAAACTCAATTCTGACCAACGCTCAACTTCTGCACCGTTATAAATAACAACAGCATTAAAAGTTGGAGTGGTATTAGCAAGTAAGCCAGCAGTAATTGTTACGGAAAGACCATTTCCCCACACACCAACGTTTTTAGCGTTAAGTTTAAACAAGGTTGTACCAGCAGTGCCATTAAAGGTTCCTGTAACGTTTACCGTGGCGGGAACAGCACTAGCGCCTACAACACGTGAAACATAAGCGGTACGCCCACCATTTGCAAAGAAATGGTAGACCGCATAGCCTAGTTCGTACGAACTTGAAACATCACCAAATTGGGCTTTGAATGAGTTCCATGAATCAACACTTACTGGAACACTTGGTCCACGAAGTGCCGTACCAAGAAAAGCGGCGGCAGTAGTAGTTGGTCCAGTAACAACAGAAGTCGCAAAAGGACTTTCTGTTACGTAGATACCAGGATTTGTGTATTGGGCCATTATAAACTCCTATAAGTGGAAATAGACGGGGAAAACATTTGGAAGTCAATAATCAATATTAGCGGTAACTGATTGAACTTGCTTGGAGCCATATATATCAGATGAGGTCAATTCAGCACCCATCTGCAACGTGTATATTTTGCGAAAAATACGCTTACGATAACCAGCCTCGGGGTCAAGGAGGTCAGCCGTAGTCCAGTCCAACAACTCCAAACGGCGGTTAGTGCCGTCAGCCTCTATGTTGATGGATGATTTACGGAATGGAAATACCTTCCGCAAAAGGGTTGCCGTTAACTGACGGTCATGTAGCGCCGTACGAGTAAACGTAGAAATCTGGTAAATAAGGTCAACGGGTATGAACTCATTAGTATGTAGAACTTGAAATTGGTTTTTATTTGCCAAGTTAGAAAAGTCTGGAGATTCACTGGGCCAGTACGTTAAAGCATCTGGACGCTTTTGCCAGTTTGTAGGAGCACTAGCCCCTCCAGCAGTATTAAAGTAAACCAACTCTGTTTCTGAATGCTGACGGTTACGGGCATGTACAAGGTCAATCATTTCAATAGTAATGAATGGGTACGTACGTTCTGTTTCCACTTCTGGGTAACGGAAGAACACTTGTACATCACGGGATTGGTCACGGTCATCATAAACAGTAATATTAGACAAAGCCTGTTTAAGGGCTTGGTCTTCGGCAAGTAGAAACCCAGTTCTAGACATTACGGTGCTCCAAAAGAGTTTTACGTAGGCTTGAATTAATTTCTTCTGTCTGCTTATCTTGTTGTTGCAAGATGCTTCCACGAAGTAAGGGAGTAGGAGCAAGGTGACCGTTGCCATACTCCAAGTTCATTGCCTGCTCTTGGGTAGCCTCATCACCAGTAATTGTGTAAGAAAACTGACGGTTGTCATGGACGTATTCAACCGAGATGGAGTCAGCAATTTCTGCCCAGCCTGTATCTGATTGGCTTGCCTGCTTGCGTAAGTCAGTTTGCGCTTTAGCGGCACTGCCATGCAAGATTTGCATTAGAACTTTGTCGTACTCACGAAGCATGTTATCCACATACTCAATGGCTCCAAATGTGCCCGTAATAATGCCACTAGAACTGTTGGGAGAATGAGTTAAAGAAGAGCCAGTCATGGCACACTCCCGAGTTCTAGGCGTTGGACCCCCATACGAGCACCGTATGGGTTACATTCATTTTATCAGGTACCAGACAACCTTGAAGGCCAAGGTAGGTTTTGAATGGAAAAAGCAGAAGGTCCTGTGTCAAAAGGCATTTCCTGACTGACATAGATTTCCAAACCTTCAACAACAATAAGGACGTCATCTCTAGCACGTCCACGAACTTTGTAGGACATTACGGACATATAGCGTCCGTCGTAAAGGAACACGTCATTAAGGTGGTGCTTGTACTCAAAGGGGTCTGTAATACCTGCAACACGGAAATCCTCTACAGATGCCACAAGGTTGACAATCTGCACAGGCTGGCGACCTTCAGGGATAGCACGTTTGGTGTCTTCAGCCTCTGTAACCATCAAGACAGGAACTACTACACCAGTCTTATACTTACGACCAGATACACCGTATCCGCCCTCATCGTAGACATCATCGTATGTAGAGCCTGCACTAGCAGATGCGGCAAATGGTTGGTATTCAAACCACGTTATCGTCTCACCAACCTCACGGTGGTAAGTACGGTAGTGCTTCCGAATATGGGCTAGTTCTCTACGTACATCCATTAGATAAAGGTATTAGACACGTATCCGTATGGAGGTTCCATGTCAATAAAGACATCCTCACGCAATGGCTCATCTTTAGCAGTAAGCAAAATGTGTCCTTCACTATCATCAGCAAAGATGCGCTCAATCGGACCATAGTCACCCAGTTCCTTGGCTTTAAACAAAGGAACGTAGCGGTTAGTAGTACGAGACACACGGCGGAGGCTGAACTGCTCAATACGCTCAGGACCAATGTTGAGGTTATTGGCATGCTTACGATATTCAACTTCCCATTGCTGACAGAGGCTTTGGAGCATACGGAAACGAGCACTTGCAGGGATGTGTACGGACTCTGAGGTCATGATGTCAATGTCACGGGCGTATTCTGTCATAAGAGCCTGTAGAGCCTCCACAAGCGCTCCTAGACCCACTACGTCCAACACAGCGGCGTTAGCCTGCTCTAGTGGAACACTGATAGTAGGGGTGTGGAAGTTGATAGAGCGTTCTGAGTAAAACTGAAGGTCTTCAGGAAGAATCCACTCATAGTAGTACCCTTCAATCATAATCTTAGTATTGGCTGCTGGAGTTGCCGCTAGCCGTAATATACCGTTACGGTTATCAATGCTGTACTGACTAGTGGTTAGTTCAGTTGCGCTGGCACCAGTAGTGCTAGCAATCCACAAAGTACTACTGTCAACATTAGTTTGTCCTAACTCGTAAGTACGACCAACAGCATCAAAAGATACTTGGAAGAATTTAGGGAAGTCACGAAGGTATGTACGTGCCAACTGCATTGTGTGTTCAAGTGGGGTTAAAGTAGCCATACTCTATTTTACTGCTCTCCTGAACTTTCGCCTGGAATGGTGTCTTGAGTAGGTTGATTTACCTGTGGTTGAGATTCACGATAACGGTGTGTCATTACCCCACGAATACGTGTAATGTCCGTCACAGAGCCAGAAGGTGTAGATATGGGGCGTACTAAATCAGTCACCATAACTCCTTTGGACACGCAGAATGTAACAATTTAACTTTAGCAGGCATGAAGCAATAGCACAGAGAGCACTGTTTGGTAGTCATCAACTCGGGGCAGGATTCACATATAGATAAACGATTATCTGCTGTTTCAACATCTACATATTCAGTTTCAGGGTTCAGAAAATCTAAAGGAGAGACGTTGCCTTGTTCTTGCTGTGCAAGGTTTTTAGCCTTCCACTCTTGCCACAAACTCATTGTTTCCCCTTAGGTATAAATTTTTCCCCGTCCCAAGTGTCACCAACACTGCCAATGGGTCCCGTGTATACGGGTCTTTCTACGACTGTTGTAAATTCTTTTCCGTCCCACTCAGACCCATACACTAAATCTTTATCATGTAAAACAAACGTAGGGTTTGAAAAGTATGCAGAAACCATTAGTTCACGCATGTTTCCTTCTTTTGGAATAGGGATGCTAAAAGCAACATCACCTTCAACAACAACAACAATATAATCCATTTAATAATCCTTTAAGTTTTTATTACTTTTAGTTATTACAAATCTGCCGTACAACTTGAATCTACCCAATAGTAAGCAGATGTTATTGGACACAAAACCACACTATATGTAACCCCATAGTTACAACCTCCATAAGGAAGAAAACAACTGTAACAGTACGTGTCATCTCCAAAAACATAGTTATACGGGCTAAAAGGTTGCCTACTGCTTGGGTAAACAACTACTTTTCTGTTATCTGCTTGTCCGTATCCGTATCTTTCCATCCACATTACCCACCCATTTGGTAAATTATTGGCATTTTGTGAAGTTACTCGGTCAGTACATTCACCTGTGTTGGTCCAATCGGTAGCAACATGGTCCGTACATCCTGCTTTTTCTATAACTTGGCGGTATTGGTTTTGACCATTGCAGTAACTACCACAGTGGACTACTCGTGTTTCTTGTGCTTTGTTGGTCCAGCCATTAGTACCAGCCGTTTTACACCCACACGCATCTTCTGTACAAGTAGTCTCAGAAACTACGTTATATGGAGAGGTGGGTTCGCATCCACTTTTTGTGTAAGTTGTTGTAGTAACTGTCTTACTTCCACATGTTCCACAAAGTGCACCA